ATATAATTTATCCCGAAAGTATGCTGGTGTTGATGACCTAGCAGTTTCTAGACCCATGATCTTCATCTTGGGTTCATTGTATCTAACTCCTTCTGAGTCCCATACATTTAATATGTATCTCTTTTTCGCTGTCCATATTCCTCTGTCTGCAATATTCTCTCTCTTCATGCTCATTTTTTGTTCATATGCCGAAACATACGTCGCCAACTCTTTGTAGCTTTCCTCAATAAAGGGTTCAAACTTTTCTTCACAGATCTTGTTAAGTAAGGAAACAATTGCTGCTTTGTCGCTAGACTTAGCAGCAAAAAATTTATTAACAAGAGGTCCAAGATTAAGATATATTGAGTCAGTGTCAGATGCAATGACATAATCTTTACTATCTGTAGAGAGTAGTTTATTTAGGTAGTCATTCATTTTATTTTCTATCCAACGGATAGAAACCTGTCCTGACAGTGTGATTGCTTCTGCATTTGCTGTCTTATAATATCTGAAGTGTTCATTACCGATAGCACCATAGGCAGAGTTAAGAGAAATCTTCTTTGCCATCTGTATATTATTGCAACGAGCAATCTCTTTTGTAAGTTCAACAGTAGGTGTTTTCTCATACTGTTGCTTTGCCTTAATCATTTTCTTTTTAAAGATGACACGACTATCGTACATCTTCTTCATCATCTCTGGTAAGAAACCATGTATATCTTTACGATACTGTGCACCATTTGCACATGTAGCATATTGTTTATCAAGAATTACATCTTGGTTTAAAATCCCTTCAACGCTCGCACTGGGATGTCTGCTCTCCCTGAGTGTCTCTGGGGAGATATTGTACTGCATAATAAGATGAGGATACAGAGAGTTGAGATCAAAACTAACAACCCAATCATAGAATCCTGATTTCGGTTCTTTAACATATGCTCCTGCATATTTTGTATCTTTAGTAGATTCTTTCTTTGGTGGTATAGCAATCTTACGTTTGTTTAGTTCATTATAGATGTAGTTGTCCCACATACGAACCTGACTAAACACATCTTCAAAATTAACTTTAGCATCATATGCCATAGTATATGCAAGATCAATCAACTTCATCTTATCATCTAGTTTATCAACTAGTCTGACGTCATGGATGTTGTAGTCAATAAACTTTTGCCAGTTGTTTTCATAGAATTCTTTAAATGTATCATACTCTGAGTGATCTAGTTTCTTTTCTCCTAGTTCCACATTACAGATATGATCAAGGCGATATGATTCTTGATTAGTATAAGTAAACTTTTTGTATAGTTCTAAGTAATCTAGTGTAGAAATACCAAGTGTATCAACAGCAAATTGTTTACGACCTTTAATAAAGATCTCACGTTGTGATACCAATTTCCATGGTGATAATAATTTTACAAATTTATCACCAAGTATACGTTCAACACGATTGCAGATGTATGGCATATCAAACAACTGCACATTCCATCCTGTAATTACATCAGGATAATTTGCTTGCCAATAATCTAAGAAAGCATGCATCATACTCTCTTCAGATCTAAAGTGCATATAATCAACCATACGATCATTTGTCTCATATGGTCTTGCACCAAATACAGTAATTCTACCAGTAAAATTATCTTTAATTGATATAGCAAGTATTTCCTGATCAGCAGATTCTATATCGGGAAACCCATTCTCTGCAGCAGTTTCAATATCAATATTAAAAATACGAATCTTACTACTATCAAATTTAATTTGATCTTCTGGATGTTGTTCTGCAATATATTGATATAGAAATCTAGTGTTCCCATGTATATCAAAGTCAGGAACTTCTCTATATCCCTTTACAAATTCTCTTGCTTCTGTTATTGAACCAAATCTATGTGGTTGTACTGGTTCTCCTTCTAATGTTTTCCATTTTGAATATTGTTTAGTTGGCAAAAACAGCGTAGGGTTAAACGGAACCCTATCGCTGTACCTCTCGCCATTATTATATCCACGAACTAACAAACGATTTCCCGCTTGTTCAACACTAGTGTAAAATTTCATTCCATGCTTTTAATATATTGAGCAAGTAAAGACTTGCTCGGATTCACAAGTGTGGTAATGTCAGATGACCTAACTGCTATCTCTCTATCATCACAATATGGAGGCCATTGTTCCAGACTCCCATCTGATTGTATCACAAATGGTTCTTTCATTAAACAATCAGGATCGCCTGGTAACAATTCTTGACCTTCTAGTTCTTCTACTTGAGCAACGATCCACTCGTTACTTAGTTTCAGTAGGTTCGCTGTTATCTCCATTAGTTTCCTCCCAGAAAATTTGTTCATCAGTCAATCCTATCTCTTTTAATCTAACAGCATAGTTATCAACAATGTTGTTATCAGGATACACAACACTAATGATATGTTCACCACTAATTCTGTGATCTTCTATTGGAGAAAAAGGACACCATCTACCATAATTTATGGGTACAGTTCCATCTTCATTTGTTGCTCCTATTGTTAGGAGATATGGATATACCATTCTATATCCAACTACTTTCTTTTCTTCACTCTCATCTTTTATGTCACCAAACATACAGAGAACACGCTCTGCTGTTGTGAGAGTCACAATTCTAATATTGTGATTTGTTTTTAGTGGTGCTTGCTCAGGTGTTTGTGTCATAATACCTCTGGTTGAATAGATTCAATTTCTTTTTTCTCTTGTATTTTGCGTTCATACGCATCTTGTAAACCAGGTTCTGGATTACTAATTGTCATTACCATATCATATGGAATTTTATATTGCCAGTCAGATGAGTATGGATTCCATTTAGAAAATCTAACTTGGTATTCCATACCTTGTTGTTCTGCCAGATACTGTGGTGTTGCTCCATCCATACTTAAAATGTATGGGTCTTCCATAAGAAGACAAACACCTCTCTTCTTGTCTTCTTCTCCCTCAAAAATTTCCTTGAGTTCAGAGATGACACGATCACCAGTTTTAAGTGTAACTACAGATATTGCCATAATTGTGCTAGGTTAATTCTATTATAACATAAAAAAGAAGGGAGTCAAGTGACTCCCTTTTTAAATTTTTGATTGTTTCTCTTATAAGGTTGACTAGGTAATTTTCTATGTCTTTTCAAATGAGATTTAACTTCTTTCAAAAATTTAAGATGTTTTTTTACATCCATACTTTTTTCTTTTGTTTTTCTGGTAACTCTTTTACCAGTATCACAGTAAGTAATCCATTAATAAATTCTACTTTTTCAATTTCTACATCATCTCCTAGTTGCCAGTTGCGTGAAAATGATCTAGTAGATATACCTTTATGTGAATAAGTTCTATCATCTTTTGTCTTCTTAGCAGAAACAGTTAGACAGTTACGTTCTGTTGTTACAGAAAGTTCCTCTTTAGAAAATCCTGCAAGTGCAACTTCCAGTATGGTTCTAGAATCAGATCCATTATAGATGTTGTAAGGAGGATAGTTTGTTCCTGATCCTGCAAAAGTTTCAAGTCTGCTGAGTGTTTCATCTAATCCGAGTGTGAAAGGAGTGAATTGCTCCCATGTATTATAGTTTACCATTGTGCCCTCCGTGAAGCGACGTATATTAATGTGACCCTTTCGGCATCACACTAATATTTTATAATGAATTGCTTATATTGTGAGTACGGTTTGTGCTACCTGTACTAAAATATTTATTGAATTACCAAGAGTCTATAGTGTTAACCCAATCAGATTTTAGTAATGACTCTACCTTTGTACAGATATAGTCATCATTACCTACACCTTTACCACCTTGTTGAACATTGAATAAAGAGTTGTCAGATGACAAATTATTATTGAAGTCTTCTTTAGAGAACCATACTACTCGTAGATCATCTTCATTTTGATTGACTCCTACAAATACGAGTCTCTCCCAATCTTTACCAGATGATACATGGTTGATGATAAACTTATCGTCTATCACTCCACCTTTTGATCTGTTTCTAGTTGCAAGAGAAAATTTGATTTCTGTTAGAAGATCATCAACGACTCTATCGTGTCCTGCTGTTGATGTCTTTGCTCTCTTTACTTCGTGTCCTAAGTGCTCAAGGTACTTAGTTGTGAACCTCTCACCAAACTCTCCTTTCTGTTTAGGTGACATATAAACGTAACCTTCAAAGGGAGTTGACTTCCAAGGGTCTTCTAGATTTTGCTCAATGTAATTCTGTAATGAACCATCGGCAAACATTTCATTAAACATGATGTTTTAGCGTGATTTTACTACTTAAGTATAGCAAATCAACTAAAGGTTGTCAACTATCTTTCCTAGTATATTTGTAAGGTTTCCATTTTTTCCAATTGTCCCCTGCAACCTGATTCCTTTCTCTAAAAAGATACCATCCTCTTAAAGATTTTTTATCAGTTCCTTCTTTAGAATTGTGTCTAAAAATATAAGAATAGTTCTTGTGTCTATCTCCTGTAATATCTTCATAACAATCTGCTAGTCGTTTCCAATACTTTTTTGCACCAGTTTCTAAATTAATTCCCCAGACACCTATCTTAGTTACTGGTGCATAACCTCCTTCTACACCATTAATCGTAGTTTTAATTGGATTTGGTTGATTTCCCTTGAATGCCCAACGATGACCAAATGCTGAATTTGTTCTTCCTTGAATATTTCTTTTAATAGGTTCACAATGTTTTGTCTTTCCAATATACCATGCTGCCTGATCAAGACTTCCAAAACTATATTCATATTCACCTTCCATAGTAAACATGTCAACTGGTTTTGCATGAGCAATTACGTTTCCTCTTTTTCTAGGAGCACCAGAACATCCTTCCCCACCTGTAGTAGAATTGTATCCATTTTTAAAAGTATCTAATTCTGAGATCCAAAATATTTCTCTATCGTTAAGAATATCTGGAGAACATTCTTCAATAACTTCAAATTTAAAATTTTCCTTTTTATGTTTGCGAATAGCTTTGGAGATAGTCATCTCTGGTTTAACTTCGCTCAGATATAAATGTTGTCTCCAACGGTGTTGTGGTTTCTTTTCAGTTTTACCAACATATTTTTTATCGTTTATTAAGTTTGTTATTGTGTAGACAGATGCCATAATTTTTATTCCTGTATGTCATATTCTATTTGTATGATCTTAGAAGATCTACCCATGCTGTCACGCTTGGATATTTTTTGTATACTACCACCCAGTCGGGTAGCAGCATACTCCAAATCTTTTAGAACTTTCTTTTCTAGATCCTCATATGGATCATAATATCTGTCTACTTTCATTCTTCTATTTCAAAATACCATTTAATAGATTTGATATAATCAAAGGTGCAAGATAGATCAAAGTCACAATTTGTATTGTATTTTCTATCGCACAAAAAATTTCTCAGTTTCTCAACTGACTCAAATGTTCCCTGATGTTTTTCTCTGTCATCGTATAGGTGATACTTCATTACTCAGATTCTTGTTTTTTTCTTCCAATATTATACTTGGATTCAAGTCTCCATTCGTTTTTTTCTTTAAAACTTAACACTTTGATTTGATTCAAAGGAGCAAGATCTGCTATCTTTTCTTTACTTTGTTCTACTATTGATACTAATCCCCAGTCTAATAATAACTGGACTATTCTATTTCTTCTTTGTAAGTCATTAATAGAAAGATTTGTATTCTTTCCATCTAATGCAAATAATTCTTTGAAGTGTACGATATAATACTTACCCTGTTTGTGTAGAATATGACAGGATTGATAAATCTTTTTTTCTTTACGAGATGCTACTCCTATGCGTGTTAGTGTTTCTCGTACCTTTAAGAAATCATCTGGTTCACCCAGAGTGACCTCTACCATATCTGTCTGCTTCCATGTTATATCAGTGTCACCGTTCATGTTTACCACCTTTGCTCAATGATTTTTTAATATAATCTAGTTGATCCTTGGTGAGAATTCTGAGTGCTTGGAGAGCTTTATCGTCATTATAACCATAATACTCTTTTACTATATCAAGATAATCAATAGAATCTTTTCTAGACCAAGGAGAGAATCTCTTTCTTGGTTTCACACTATTTAGTAAAAAATCATACTGAAGCTTGTTTGGTAAATGTGAATTCTTGTTCATTTCATTAGCAAACAACACAGTATCAGTAAAAGAACTAAGACATCTATTGATTACAAATGCAGGATATTTCTTTTCTGCATCGTTATCATCATCTAATATATTCTTTTTGGATTGATTGATACTGTATAGATAGTCTTTCAGTTGGTACATTGTTCCAGTGGCGAATTACTCCGCTAATAATAAAGCAATTAGTGACGAGGTAACTGACAAATATAATAGTCCGTACCACAACAACGTAGTTGTCATACTCTTTTGTTCTGTCGTCTGAGAATGATCCGAGTGCATACTTCCAAATCTCCCACAGTTTAATCATCGTGACCATC